TTTTATTGACCGTATCTTTGAGGATGATAAAGGATACATCCTCATGGAATTGAAAACTGGAAAATGGAAGAAAGGAAAAACAGCAACTAAGTTAAGGGCTGAAATGCAATTTTACAAAATGATGCTTGAATGTAGTCAACACGGAGAATATCTCCCGATTACACATTGGGGTTGGGAATTCCCCGGCGGTAACATAAACAATGGTGATGCGGCTGCTTGGGAGTTTGAGCCAACTTCAGATAGAAAGGCGAAGTATGCAGAAAGAACTGTTGAAAAGCGCCTGAAAAAATTAGTCAAGGCCCACCTTGACATGGATTTTCCTGCGGAAAGAAATGATTTCAAATGTGCGTGGTGTGATTTCATGCACATTTGCCCCGCATGGACACAACAGGAGTTGGAATTATGATAGAAGAGAGAACTGTAGAATTACTACTAAAGAAGACGATAGAAACAATGAACAGACATTATCAACCGCATAAAGAAGTGCTTGTTGATTTTGGGATATTAGGTGAAAAAGATATGATTGTAAAGGAAACTTTGCAAACCACCTTAGATGATTATACTGAGTTAGGTATTGACAAAGTTGATGGCTATGACAGTTATCATTTCACTCTTAACAAGAGTAGGATATCACCCCAAGAAATTGAGCGACTATTGGATAAAATCTTGACTAAGGTTGCATGATATAATGGCGTTCATCACGCTTGATTTCCCAAGAGAGGTATTGGAAATCGGGGCTGATGGTGAAAAGGGTTATCGAAGATTAGTAAAAGATTGGAACGAACTAGAAAGATACTGGAAAGGAAAGAATGGAAGCGGCAACGTTTTCTTTACTGCCTACGGATATCGTGGTTTAACCCCACCTAGAAACCATAGAGTAGATTACAATACACCGATTATACGTCACTTTGTTTGTGACTTTGATTGTAAGAATTTTAGAAAGAGAGGAGAAGATGTACCCTTTGAAGTGATGCATGAGCAAGTGAAAAGACTACATCTGTTTCTTTCTGAAAAAGACTTACTGCATTACATTTGGTTTAGTGGTGGGGGCTTCCACGTTTGGATACCACTCCAGCAGACTTTCACACCTAGTAATGGAATTGATGTTGCTAGGGTAAAAGACGCTGGTAGAATTGTTCTTTCAAAGTGGCATAAAGAACTAGACTTGTTTTGTAATGACCCAACCGTGGCTTTTGATACCGCTGGTATGATTAGAATTCCTAATTCCTACAATAGCAAAAGAGGGTGTTGGAGTATTCCAATGACCTCAGAAGTTTTACTCAATAGCACACACATGGATTTATTGGATAAAGCCCAAGAATCACAAGATGGGTACATACAGCATGGCTCTCAAGCATTAGAACTGGTTTTGCCCGAAAGAAAAACCATCTTCAAATCTAAGAAGAGAGAAATTAGTGACTTACCTGATATGTCAATTGACGGGTTTACAATTCTTCCATGCTTAGCACAATCCGCTATGGGTGAAGGAAACCCACCACATAGGGCTAGGCTACACTTCGCCTCTTACTTAGCAAGTAGACTACGGTGGTTTTTCCCTCCTGATAGTGTGTCAAATGAAGAAAAGGCAAAGCACGTAGATTTCATAGTTGATGTAATCTCAAGGCAAGGCTGGGTGGATTATGACTTGTCTACTACTACTTTACAAGTCGAAAGTTTAGTTTTCGGTGGTTCTTCTAACAACGGATATAACGCAGGTATGTGCAGGACTATCATAACTGATGGTCTTTGCACTGGAAGATGCAAATTCTATGATGGGACGGCGGAGGATATCTGATGGATGAATTACCCCTTAATTGCTTAGAATGTGGCATAAAACTAAACAGAAGTGGTTTAAAGAGAAGGAAGAGATTGCATAAATTCACTGGTCTTTGTATGGATTGTAGGAATAGAAGGAGGAGAGAAAATGCCAAAGCCAAATCTAATAATTGACTCCAATGAAAGAGGACCACTATACGATTCTGTTCTAAGAAAGGCTGAGAAGGCAGGTTTAGCAGTTTCACAACAACCACTAGTTGTAGGTGATTATCTTCTAGGTAATGCGTGTGTAGAGGCTAAGAGTATAACCGACTTTTTCCAGTCAAGCCATAGCGGTCATCTTTGGCGGCAATTAGAAAACATGGATTCAAACTACGAGCGTTTTTTCTTAGTGATTCATGGTACAATAGAAAAGTATGTTGCAATGGTTAAAAACAATGGGCGTAAAGTTACCTACACTAGAGTGCAAAATGAACTACTCGGTACTATTGCTAGGGTAATGTCTGATTTTGAGTGTCAGGTTTTCTACACACCAAACATGAGTGAGGCTTCACTTTTCATAGTCAAACTTCATGATAAATTACACAAACCTGCGTCTTCTCATGGGGCAAGGGCAATCAGAAGAGTTGCTAGTAATGATGTAAGAGCAGATATGTTGTTAGCAATACCCGGCTTGGGGAAAGAAACTGTGGATAATTTACTAGAGAAATGTGGTAGCCTAGAAGAAATGTGCTTCCCTGAATCATTGAAACAGGTGAAAGGGTTAGGAGAGGTACTGAGGAAACGCATATTTCAGGCATTAACAAGCGAAAAACCAATGCAAGTGGAAAGAAGAAAAAGGTAATGAATCTAATTGTCCGATGTATAGTCCATACAATATACTTATAGGCTGACCTCTATAGGGGTCAAATTATGAGGAATTACACAGAATATGAGGCAGTGAAGAAGTTTCCAATTTTCCAAGGTTACTTGGAACATTTTGGACAGACATCAATGAAGAACGACATACCGGGAATGCTTTCCTTTTTCTTTTTACAAGGACAAGCAGCAGTACCGTATGTACGCATACCTTGGGGTGCTAGTCATATAGACCCAAGAGTACACGTTTTTTGGATTCAACCTTCCCGAAGTGGTAAATCTGTTGCTTGGGAATTTATGGGGGATATCTGTCGAGATGCTGAAATCCCTACTGATATGTACACAACTGGAACAGATGCCGCTTTGATTGGTGGTTGGGAAGAAAATATAGACGAAGACGGAGAACACGTCAAGACTTTGAAAGAGGGTCTTCTTGATGGGAGAAAGGTCTTGAATTTCGATGAAGGAAGTATCATTCTAAGCCCAAATAAGCATAGCCAAGAAACCGTTCTTTATCTCCAATCAGCGTGTAACCCTGTAGGTAGTAACAACAACATTCTAGTCAAGCACACAAAGGCTGGTAGAATCGAAACTGAATCATTGGTATCTTTATGGATTACAACTTTCCCTCCAAAGGGTGTAAAAGATTACGTCTTAACAAAGGGTATTTTCCAAAGAGTTCTACTATATTGGGGCGAATGGGATACTGAAAAGCGTAGAGAAGTTAGTAATCTAAGGATGAATGCTGCCTTCAAAAAGATACCAAAATTAGCGGTTGATTACCAAGATATTGTAGATTATTTCAACAACTTAACTAAGAGGTTGCGAGACCGATTATTGAATTTGAGTGAAACTACTTTCATTGAATGGGAATCTATGCCTAGACGAGAGCAAGAAGAATTAATTCAGGAACATATGCATGAGATGTTCAATGCAGATGAGTCATTTTATTCTGCTTGTTTTGATGCTATTGATGATTATTACACTCTTCTTAACGGACTCGCACCGGGTATAGGCGAGGTTGTGGCTTCTTTCATGCCAGCAGTTGAAAATTATACGGTCATCTTTGCAACACATATGGCTATGTTAGATAATTCTTGGACTGTAACTGGTGAGCACGTAGATATGGCTAAAGATATTCTTTACGACCTTACAAGAAATCTAATCCTTTGGCTTGAAGATGAAGTCGAAGTTGGATTCAAAAAGACAGAAGTTACAGAATACCGACAAAAATTCACTCTATCATTCCAAAATACTGGTAAAGTTGACTTTGATGATTCTCGTGGTGAAGGATGGGTTCGTAAAGAAAGAATGCTCAAGACCTATGAAGACCAAGCGAAGGTTACAAGAGGTACTGCTTGGAATCATTTCAATAAGTATGCTAAAGATATGTTTGAAACGACTAAAGAATCTAGGATAGTTTACCTTAGATTGAAACAGATGGATTGAATAAGTGACATATATTGAGGATTATACATGAGCGATATTCTTTCCTTAGATATTGAAACCACTAATTTCTCTTATGACATTGGGGGTTGGAATAATAGAACACTGTTTGAACCTAGTGTTATAGCAACTTGGGATGGTTCTAACGGTACTATTTTTTCCAAAGAAGACATTGAATTAGAAGGGGTAAACACATTACCACTTCACCCAAGAGATATAGGTGACCATTTGATTGATTTCATAAACAAAGGTGGTAAAATTTTAGGCCATAATATATTGAAATTTGACCTACCGGTAATCAAAGATTCGCTTGATTGCTGGGCTGCGGGGGACGTTTTATCCAAACATTCTGAATCTATTATAGACACTAAAGTAATTGTGCAAAAGGCGGCTTTAAAACACCAAAGAGTCGCCACAGATTTGAATATGTTAGCCAGTCAAAACTTGAAAGCAGAGAAAATGATGTCAAGTTTAGACGCACCTGTTGAATGGCAGAATGGCAAATACAATGATGTCGCTGAGTATTGTCTTAAAGATGCTCAATTGACTTATGATTTGTATAAGCATATGCAGGATTATTCTTTCGTTAAATCACGCTCCCTTGAAACAGGAGAAATAGTAGAAATTGAAATTGAGTGGTAAACATGAATCAAGATGAAGAAATAAAATTAAAATTAGGATTGCACAGATTATTGACAGCGATTACTCAAGGAGCGGCTTTGAGTGATATACAGCGTATGGCTGCTGCTATTGCTAACCAAGTAGAATGGCCTTACGCATCAGAAGAAACCACAATAGAAGATACAGGTGAAGAAGAATGAATCAAGAAGAAAAGAAAGCAGATGCTCAGTCTATGAATATTAGAGCAGCAAAAATAATTGTCGAAACTTGCCAGTCTACACTCGGCCCTATGGGTATGGATAAGATGATGGTAGATGGGGCAGGTAATGTCATTGTAACTAATGACGGCGCAACTATTCTTCGTGAATTAGATGTCAGCCACCCCGGTGCTAAAATGATGGTAGAAGTCGCAAAGACGCAGGAATCTTTGTGTTACGATGGTACAACCAGCACAGTAGTTCTAGCGGGTCAGTTACTTGCTAACAGCGAAAGTCTGTTCAGCAAGGGCCTCCATCCCAACGTAGTTTGTAGAGGATATCACGAAGCCGCAACTATGGCTACAAAATATCTTCAAAGTGAAGTAGCATTTACTGGAGATGAAGAAGTACTGAAAAATATAGCAAAAACCGCAATTACTGGTAAAACTTTGGAAAGTGCTACTGAAGTTGTAAGCCAAATCTGTGTAGATGCTGTAATGCAAGCAGGAGAAGCAGACAAAGTAAGAGTAGTCAGTTTACCCGGTGGCAGTATAGAAGAATCATTCCTTTTCAATGGTGTAATTCTTAGCAAAGATTTCGTATTAGATTTCGCCCACGAAAAAGAAATGAAGGTAGTTTTAATTAATACTGGATTGGAGAATGAGAAAACAGAAGAGAATATCTCAATTCAAATGGGCGCAGATGAGTATTCTCAATTCAAACAATCAAGCAGTGATAGTCTTCTAGATAAGGCAAAGAAGATAGTTTCTATGTTAGATGGTAAAGGTGTTGTGTTCGTAAGAGATGGAGTACACGATAGTATCTGTGCCTATCTAAAGAAAAACGACATTGGTGTTGTAAGGCGAGTGCCTGAAAGTATGATGAAGGCTCTTAGCAGCACACTAGAGTTACCTGTGGCTCAGACTGTAAACGATATAGAAAATGTAACTGACATGGAACTTGTAAAGCAGAAGCATAACGATGTCTACTATCTCTTTGTTACCGGGAATGTCGAGAGTGACCAATCAACTCTAGTTCTTCGTGGTGCTACCCAATCAACACTTGATGAAGTGGAAAGAGGATTCGATGACGCACTGGGTGTCGTAGGTATGGTAAAAGACGAAAATAGTGTAGTATATGGAGGAGGCTCTAGTTTTGTTGCTATGGCTTCGCATCTACGCAATCATGCCGCTAAGATAGGGGGAAGAGCACAAATGGCAATAGAAGCCTTTGCAGATGCTCTAGAGATTATTCCTGCTACCATAGCGGAGAATGCTGGGCATGACCCACTGGATACTGTTCTAGCGATGAGGACAAAGGTGTTAGAAGGCGATTTAACACATGGACCTGATGTAACCGAAGGTGGTATTGTTTCAATGAAAGAAAATAATATTGTAGAGCCTTCTAAATTAATCAAACAAGCAGTGCTTAGTGCAACAGAAGTAACTACTGCGATTTTGAGAATTGATGATATAGTTAGTAGAAGGCCGGTGGAGTGATGGGGCGACTGATGGACAAGTTGAATGTAACTTGTCGAGCGTGTAGCCACAGGCACGTACCTCGTAGACTAAGTGCAAGATACCATGATGAATTTAAGAAAAGAATTCATCTTTGGCAATGTAAACAATGTGGACATTTTTGGCAAGATTCTACTTTTAAACCAAAGCGTTTATTTGGTGGGCGATGGTAGCATTCATAGGAGGTTTGCTACGCTAAACGGTGTGTTTTGGTTTCTACCCTCTTTAGGTCGTTCTGACGTTTGTGTTTTCCCTAGTAGCAAGTGCGTTCTCTTCATCTCCTAATTCTTCTTCGCACTACACCGTACCTCCCCTAAACACAAACAAACGAAAGGGAAAAATACTAGTGGTGTATTTTCTACACCATGACCCGACCAGCCTCTACTTGCAGCATGATGATGAAATTTTTAGATGAACTATTTGAGGAGTGGGAAGATTGATTGACGTAAGCGCAATTTCAAAAGTTTTAGACGGTGAAATTGATACTTCGTTTCTTCCTGTTTATGTTATACTAGGCTTTGTTGTTGCGATTGGTGCATACACAGGTTGCTATGCAATTTATCAAAAAACCAAAGCCTAACTATCTATTGCTTCCGTAAAACCTTCTTGTGTTTTAAGGTGAAGATAACATTGTTTTAGTAGATTATACTGAGTTTTTGCATTGCCTATATCTAAAGGCATTCTAAAACTTGTACCGCCAAAAGGATTCTCTCCTTCTTGTCTAGCGGTTTCATTTTTGTAATATTTTACAGTATAATATACTGTAATACCTTCGCTATTATCTTCGCTTTCTACAGATAGTCTTGCTATCTTTGCATACATTCCATTTATTGTAAATCCTAGTTCATGTTCGTAGTTTAGTTCTAAAGCCATTTTATCACATCCAATTTGGTTTAACAGGTAGATTATCAAATGCTTCCTGTGGAGTATTATAGTTTTGAGGTAAATCTAGTAAATCTTGTCTATACTGTCGTAATTCAGTTTTTTGTTCTTCTGTTAATGCTTCCCATAATATTGCATATTGGTATTTATCCATCATTACCAATCTTTCATCTCTAAATCCTCTTAATTCATCCCAATTCATTTAATCACCTTACATATTATATCTTACCCAAACTATCGCTTGGCCGTTGTTTAAATCAGTAGTTCCTGCGTTTCTTCTAACTTGAACTATATCACCTGCATTAAAAGCAAGAGATAGCCCTGTTTTAACAAAAGTGTAATTAGTTCCAACAGGATTAGATAAATCGCTTGGTGTAAAAGTAAAGTCTTCTATATCAGCACCCGAACTACCACCATTTTTTCTTACTCTTAGCGTATTAGTACCCGTTCCACTTATAGTTCCTCCTGAGAACAAAAACGATGCGGCTAATATTTCTCCATCATAAGGCATTGGATAAGCATTAGGTGTAGCAGGGCCACTTTGAGCAACAGGAACTCTAAAATCATAAAGATTACCATCTAATGCTGACCTTTCAAAGAATAAAGGAGTTAATGCACCTAAAACAACTCCTGATGAATTACCTTCTATCCATTGAACTGTTCCATCACCATTTGAAATTGATAATTGGCTATCACCTGTTGCGCTTGGAACATCAGCATTTCCTATTACAACATTGTTTGAGCCGGAAGTGATATTATCTCCGGCTTGATACCCCAAACTAATGTTTTTTCCTCCACTTGTAATTGCACTACCTGAAAGATGCCCAATTATTGTATTTCCATCTCCGCTTGTAATTGCATCTCCACTATAATTGCCGATTGATACATTTTGTTCTGCACCTGCAAGAGAAGAACCACCTAAAGCATCATATCCAATTGCTATATTATCTGATTCGGTATCAAAATTATTAGCGGCATTATAGCCAATTCCTATATTTCTTAATCCGGTTGTTACATCTCCTAAAGCATCATAACCAATTGCTACATTCTGATTTCCTGAAGTTAAGAACCGCCCTGCTGAATAGCCTATTAGTGTATTTTCACTTCCTGTTGTAAGGGTTTGACCTGTGTACGAGCCTACTGCTACATTATTTGACGCTGTACTAGCAGAAAGGCAATACATAGAATAACTGCCTATTGCTATATTATGTTGAAAACTTGTTCCAGTACTAATATTACCATTTAGTGCTCTTGTACCAACTGCTACATTATTACCCCCTACTCCCGCATCATAACCTGCTCTCCCACCGATATAAACTGAATTTGTGCCTATTACCTCATTTGCACCTGCTTGATAACCTATTGCAGTAACCCATGATTGACCTGTTTTACCCCCTTTTTGTCCAGCACCATACCCAACAAATGTTCCGCTTCTAAAGTCTGCATTTGCATCTCCCGAAGAAACACCCTGACCTGCCGCCCAACCAACAGCAGTATTATAAAATGAAGTTGAATATCTTAGAGCCCTATTACCTATGGCGACAATGTTAGATGCATTTCCATCCTCATATGCCCTTTCACCTATTGCTACATTACTTCCTCCGGTTGTAACTGAATTAAGAGCATTTGAACCTATTGCTACATTATAGCCACCTGAAGTTAATGAAGTTAAAACACCCGTTCCTATACCTATATTTTCAATAGCATTAGATAATGTTCCTGTTGTTGGGGCTGAACCATCACTATTAGGTTGAAGTAAAAATCCATCAGTAAAATTAGTAGCATCCATTAATACATCCGATAAACTACCAATATCAGAAGCACCACCACTAGCACCATCTGCAACCCATTTTGAACCATCCCACTTAAGGAACTCACCGCTGCTAGGGGAGTCTTGACCTATCTTCGTGACGTTACCTGAGCCATCGAATGTAAAGGCGGCTGTGCCACCTGCCTCTTTCAGCGACCCCCCGTCATCGAGAGTTATGTCGTCTGTTACTACAAGTCCATTTTTTACTATAAAATCCTTCTTTGTTGCCAAATTATCACCATGATTTCACTATCCATCATTTGATTAGAAGTGTGTTTACCACACTGTAAGAGTATGTTCCTGTAGAAGCAGGAGTAAATTGTAG